GGTTCACCTTGGCCCCGGCGCTGTTCAGCCAATCGCACACGGCCTTGAGCTGGCGGAGGCCGTCGGCGCCCTTGAGGACCGGGCTGACGATCTCCGCGGCCATGTAGCCGGAGCCGGCATGGATCGAGCTGTCGCGCTCTGCCGTCCAGCCCTGGGGCAGCTGCGGGACCTGCACGCCGTGGTGGTAGCCGCCGACGGGGCAGGTGCCGATGGGGAGGGTCACTTCCAGCTCGACGCCGAAGGTCAGGTCGTTCACGTTGGCGGGTGCGGTCATGGGTGGCTCCTTAGTGAATGTCTTTATGAATGTCATTGTGTCATTCATTACATAGTACAGTATAGGCGACCGTGGCGGGGAGTCAACGAAAATCCCCGCTTTTTCCGGGGATTTCCGCCCGGTTCTGGCGACCGCCTGACCACCAAAGGACTTCCGACCCAAACTTTTTTTCAGGAATCCGCCTCGGCCCCTCAGCTTGGCTCGAATGCTCAGCTCCAGATATAATCAGGCATGGACCGAAAGGCCCTGCGCGCAGCCCCGGACGCCGGGGAAGCCGGCGTGGACCTGTGCAGATAAACGTGTGCGGGCAACATGCGCCGAAGCACTGCGGAAGAGCTGGCCATCGAATCGCGGCGAACCCAGGTCGCCGGCCTGTTCCTGCGCGGCGTCAAGCGGCAGGCAGAGCTGGCCGAGCGGGTCGGCGTGGACCGCAGCACGGTGAGCCGCGACCTGAAGGTCCTCAACGCCCGCTGGAAGGAGGCCGGCGTCCGCGACCTCGACGCGGCCAAGGGCCAGGAGCTGGAGCGGATCGACCAGCTGGAGGCCGAATACTGGGACGCCTGGGAGCGGTCCAAGAAGGCCCACGAGACGACCACGACGGAGCAGACAACCAGCGCCGACGGCGAGCGCCTCAAGGCCGGCATCCGCAAGGAGGAGCAGTGCGGCGACCCCCGCTACCTGGCCGGCATCCAGTGGTGCGTTGACAAGCGGTGCGAAATCCTGGGACTGAAAGCGCCTCACAAGGTCGCTCCGACCACACCGGATGGCAAGGAGCCCTACCGGGTGACCGTCGAGGATCTGGTGCAAGCCCGTGCTCGGACAGAGGAGTGGAGGCGTGAACGTTTCGGAAGCAACGGCGCCGGGATCGCCGGCATCAATTCCAACTGAGCTGCTTGCTTGCTCGCAAGACCCTGCCTACTTCCTCGACCGCTGTGTCTCCATCTACGACGCTACCCTGTGCGAGTGGATTCCGTTTCGGCTCTGGGCCGCACAACTCCAGACCGTCGATACGATCCGCGACAACCGCCTGGTCGTGGTTCTCAAGGCCCGCCAGCTTGGTCTAACCTGGCTGGTTCTTGGGTTTGCTCTCTGGCTGATCCTCTTTCGGCCAGCCGCGACCGTCCTGCTCTTCTCCCGCCGGGACGATGAAGCGGTGGATCTCCTCAAGACCCGTCTCCGCGGCATGTACGAACGGCTGCCCGCGTGGCTCAAAGTGCGAGCCTTCGCGGTGGACAACGACCACGAATGGGAACTGTCCAACGGCTCCCGCGTGCTTGCCTTCCCCACCACGGCCGGCGACAGCTACACCGCCACCCTGGCCATCGTGGACGAAGCGGACCTCGTGCCGGACCTGGACCGGCTCATGCGGGCCGTCAAGCCAACCATCGACGGCGGCGGCCGCATGATCTTGCTGAGTCGCGTGGACAAGAGCCGGCCGTTGTCCACCTTCAAGCGCATCTATGCGACGGCGAAGCAGCGCCTAACGGAGTGGGCAGCGGTCTTCCTGCCCTGGTCCGCCCGGCCGGACCGGAACGCGCCGTGGCACGAAGCCCAGAAGGCAGACATTCTGCACCGGACAGGCTCGCTGGACGACCTGCACGAGCAGTACCCCGCCACTGATGCCGAGGCATTGGCGGCTCGGACGTTGAGCAAGCGCATTCCGGCCGACTGGCTGGTGCAGTGCTATCAGGAATCGCCGCCCCTGCGGGAACTGCCCAAGGGGGCACCCTCTCTCCCCGGCCTGGAAGTCTGGCGTCCGCCGCAGCCGGGAAGCTCCTACGCCTTGGGAGCCGACCCCGCGGAGGGGAACCCGACCTCCGATGATTCGGCCTTGGCCGTGCTCGACCGGGAGAGCGGCGAGGAAGTCGCCAGCCTGGCGGGCAAGTTTCAGCCGTCCACCTTCGCCGCGTACATCGACGCCCTGGGGCGTTGGTACAATGCCGCGGCCGTGCTGGTCGAGAGGAACAACCACGGCCACGCGGTTCTCCTCTGGCTGCGGGACAACTCGCGGCTGTGGCGGGTTCCGGGCCATGACGCGGGGGTGGGCTGGCTGTCCAACTCGAAGGGGAAGGCCCTGCTGTACGACGCGGCGACGGACGCTTTCCGCGAGAAGGAGACGATACTGCATTCGTTCGCGACGTTCACGCAGCTGGCGTCCATCGACGGGTCAACGCTGCGGGCGCCCGAGGGCGAGCCGGACGACCGCGCCGACGCCTATGCCCTTGCCTGCCAGGCCCGGCGGGTCAGGCCCTACGTCCCGTATGACGGACCGCTCGTATACAACGACGTGCCGTTCGTGGCGGAAGGGAACCCTGACGATGACCTCTTGACCTGGATGGCCAAGCGGCGGCCCGGCGGTGGGGACGTGGTGCGGGTGGGAGACCTGGAGATCGTGTTTCCCGACGATGACCAGGAAGGCAACGAGTGGTGGAGGAGTCGGTGAGCGATGCGAACCGATGGAACCTTCCCCTGTCCCTGGTGCGGAGCGGCCGGCTGCCGGCCCTGCCGCTGGCATGACGATGGGGTGGAGTACCGCTGCCCGGAGTGCGGCTGGCGGCACACACGCAAGGAGGGTTGCTCGGAGGCGCTCGTCTTCTTCCCCGGCGACATCTACGGGGCCTTGTGCCTTGACATTGAGCCGTTGTTTCCCGGTCCCGTGTTCGGCCGCTAGCAGGCATCGGCAGACGCGCCCAGGGGGAGATCCCGAGGAGTACACCTACTTCCCAAGGGACATCCGGCCGTGTTCCACTGCCGCCAGCTGTCGGTCTGAGCAGCCGGCCCTGGCCGCGGTGTTGCCGGGTTTCTTGCCCTACTTTCAGTCTACGGTCTAGCGCGCCAAGTCTCACAGCCTCACGTCGGCCCGTGACCTGTTCAATTTGCTCTCCGTGTGGCCGGCATTCGACGCGAGGTTTTTCCCATCCGGGCTGAATGCGAGCCGGGTCACCCCAGGCGTCCACTCGATCAATTTCGGGGCTCCTGCCGATATGGGATTTAGCATGAGGGCTGGCTTCGCTGCGCCTAGGTTCCTGAGCCGCAGCTTCCCGTCCACGCTCCCCCCACGCGGCTCCAAACGCTCAGTTCTTCTCCTCCAGCAGCTTCTTCGCCTCCTCCGCGGCCTTCGTCTTGGGGTACGCAGCGATGATCTGCCGACAGCGTTCCTTGGCAGTGTAGAGCAAGTCGTCCGCTTCGCGGAAGTGCTTTTTGGCCTTCTCTGCCTTGCTTGCCTCGAGCAGCTGCTTTGCAAGAGCCAACTTACGGTCCGCCTCCTGCTCGGCTTCCTCCCGATCCTCCCTCGCCCGATCTTCTCTCCGCTCCCGAGCCAAGAGCCCGGCGCACTCCACCCGGATGGCCTGTGCCTCCTCCGACTCAGGCACCACCTTCGCGACCATCGCCGCCAGTCGGTCCGCTTCCTTCAGGAGCCGCACTGCGTCCTCGTGTCGGCCTACGTCCCGCGCCCTTTTTCCCTCTCCCAGTATCCGCCGTGCCGCATTCAGTGTCTCCGGTGCGTGCTTCGCCGTCTGCTCCGCCAGATCCTCCTTCCGTTTCCGCTCGCGCTCTTCCTCCTCAGCCTCCCGCCGCGCTCGTTCTGCCGCCTCCTCTTGTGGCTTCAATTGGTCCGGTCCCAGGTCCACTCCCGAAGCAAGCACCTCGCGGAATTCCTCCAGCGTGACGCCTACTCGTTTGTTCGGCATTCCCATTCGTACCGTCCGGGTTCCGCCGATGGCAGTCTTGTAGCGCTTCGTTCCTACATAGGTGAACAGCTCGTCCCCCCAGCCGTAGTCCTTTCCATCCACCACCCCTTCCGTCGAGACGTGCGTGAGCCACCAGGTCTCTTGGCGGTTCCCTAGTCCACTGTAGGTCGTTACTTCCACGAGCACGTTTTCGTCATCAATGACCTGGAGTACATGAAATCTCTCTAAAGACCCGGACAACCCGTAAGAGTCAGGTCCACTGGGGATTCGCCGCACCTTGCCGTCCACTGCTACGAAGTTCCGTCCATGCCGCCGCCACAGGTCCGCTACCCGCTTCTCCCCGGCTTCCTTTGCTCCCCGCCGTTCCTTCTCCTCCGCCTCATGCTTGGCTTTGGCCTGGGCGCGCTCCTTCTCCAGTCGAGCCGCTTCGGCTTCTAACGCGGCCTTGCGATCCGGGTCTGTTGCGGCTGCTGCTCTTTCCTTGACTTCCGCAATTTGGTCTGCACGGGCACCATCTTCCTTGTCGAAACGATTCTCTCCGATCTTTCCTCCGCCACCGCAGGCCAGCAAGAGGCCCACCGTTAGCATTGCCACTAGCACCGTCCAGACACGGAGCGCGCCTCTGGAGTGGGCGAACCTCGCAGTGTTCTTCTGGTGGGAAGCGAAATCGGCCATGGTCGCACCTCGAATAGGTTGGCCCGCCGGTTGCTGGCAGCCAGCGCAGGCGAGTGAAGGAATGGAATCTTGAGAAATCTCAGATGGTCTCGAAATGAGAAAGGAGCGCCGGGCACAGGGCCGCTCCAGAGAGCCCCGACCAAAGGGCACCATCAAACGGCACCTGGCCG